GTTTTCCAGCTTTTATATCATCCAAAAATCTAGAAGGCGGATCCATCATAAAAACCCTGTCGTGATATATAATACCAGACATTGAGTTTATTACCCAAGTTTCATCGTATTCTTCACTACGCATTTTAGATAAAATAAAATCTGAAAATGTAAGACCTAGTCCTACTAATGCTATCTTCTTCCCCTTTAAACTTTTTACCATTTACATTATGTTCTACGAGTAGATACTAAACCTTGCCTATAAGCATCAGAATTTTCTCGTGCTTCCCCATAGTCTTTTAATCTAAGTAAAGACTCTTGAAACCTAGCTAAATATATCTTAAATAAATCATCATCACCTTTCATAAAAGTGTAAGCCTCACATAATGTTCCGTACAACATAGCGTCTTGAGCGTTTGTCCCTAGCCAAGAAGTACCATCACTTGTAGCAGTAATAGAGGTTGGTCTATAATAATAATGAAGTTCAGTAGAAAAATCATCACTTGGTGTTGGAGCAAGTATAAAATTAGTTACGTCAAATAAGGCGTAAAACCTTGGATTTCCAGTTGTTGTGTTGCCTTTCGGTGTAAATGTCTGTATATAGTTGACATCTTTTTGCAGCAAAAACTGTGTTTCTGCATCAGAGTTGGTAAAAGAAAGTGAAAAAGAAGCCAGATAATCATCAGGCACTTGCAAAAATTTATTACCAGAAGACATACTACCAGTAACATTTTTTCTAAAATAATCTAAATCTACTTGTTTTAATATTCTTTCTTCAGTTGTAATTATAAAGTTATTCAGGTTATTTACAAAAGTTGTTTCAGTGTTTTGTGTGTAATCCTGCACAGCGTTTTTTAAAGTAGTAAGTGTCCAACTCATGAGGTCACCACCTTAACTTCGCCTACACCACTTGTTCCGTGTATTGATTTATTTTCTATACCGTTATCACTTAAAAAGGTTTCGCTTACTTGTATTGTAAATGTTTCAGGTTGTGGTGTTCTTGGATCCTTCAACGCTTGAGGTTCAAACGGTGGTCTTTTAGGTTCTAGTTGTGGGTGTTTAGCCTCGTATTCACTTCTATGAACTACAAAACCATTCCATTCTTTAACTCTTTCCCTGTACGGAAATTCCATCCCACTTCTGTCGGATATAAACTTAGAATATTTTCCACTAGCGTATTTCATATTAATTGATAATAAGTGCTACTTGGGGTTAAACTTAAACTAGAACGATCTCTATCCTCTGCGGCTGCTCTTTCAAACTCTTCTTCGTACACAGCTTTTAAAAGTTTGACTCGGTCTGGTGTTTTTTTCATAGATATATAATAAGCTAATCCAGCTGTCAAACAAGGATAAAATCTAAAGGGGACATCAACTGTATTAACATCAGCGTCAGCATCTTCTATCCTTGTTAATCGGTCAAACACTAATTTTAAAGAAGAAGAATTTGGTGTTGGCCATAATCGTATTTTTGGAATTATTTGTCTATCTACATAAAACTGACTAGGTGTTGAAGTGCTTCTTTTATTTGAAATAGATAAAAAGGTATCTCTACTTACTCTTGTTATAGAAGTATCTGTTTGCGTAGAAGTTCCATCATTTTGTCTTACTACAGCTGACAAAATATCTATACTAGATATAACATCAGAAAAACCTACAGTACCACTAGAGGTTGTTGAGGCTGAGCTTGTTCCTCCTGTTATTGTTTCTGATGAAGTAAAAGTTCCAGAGGGTATTGTAATAGCTAAAGAAGTCGAAGAGGGTATGCTAGTAACAGAGGCTGTTGCTGAGCTTGTTCCTCCTGTTATTGTTTCGCCAACAGAAAAACTTGCAGAAGAGGCAACCGATAAAGTAAGCGTACCTAAAGGATATTCACTTATACCATTAGCTAAACTCAAAGTTTCTTGGCTAATCGTCCAACGGTTTAAACCTCTATTAGCCCAATCAGCAAATAAAATATTTAAAGAACGTCTTGCAGTTTTAAGGTCGTAACCAGTTCGCACCTCTAAACCACATCTTTCAAACGCTTCCTCGATGTAATCAGCTACATCTAATTCAAAATCTTTTGAAGAAGAAGTTGTCATGATTTTTTCTTCGCTGTTAGTTTTGCTGCGGCAAAGTTAGCTGCTGTTGGAGCACCTTTAGCTCCTTTTTTACGCATTTTACCGCCTCTTTTTCTTTTAGCGTGTATGTTTGCGTATAGACCTTTTCTAGCCACTAGCTGTATGGTCCTTTGATTACTTTACCACCTTTAGCAAAGTTTTTCTTTTTCATCATGCCGCCTTTAGCAAAGTTTTTCTTTTTCATCATGCCGCCTTTAGCAAAATTTTTCTTGTTCATCATGCCGCCACCAGCCATCATTTTTTTATTTTTCATTTTTATCTCCTGAATAAAGGTTATTAAAAGTTATATTTGCATCCATATAGCTATCATGAGATTCTGCTGAATGTGACCACTGACTAGGTCTAAAGTCAGGTGGTCCTTCTCCAGTTTCCCATAACGCAGGACTAGTAGCCCTAACCCTGTTATTAGGTAAAGCGACAATGTTACCTGTCCACTTACCAGCATCAATTAATTCTATTACATGGGACTGCTTATGTTGAGCTGGGTCATCCGCAATAGAATTATTTGTGTAATCAATAGTAAACATATATTTACCAGTATAAAACTTTCCATCAATTTTGCAACGCCAAGGAGAAGAACTCGTTCTTTCCATAACAATACACGAATGGTCTCGTGAGGAACAATCCCAAGGTTGAACTAAATGTGTTTGCATAACCTCTGGCCATTCTTCTAGCGGTGTATCAGCAACTAAAGCACTTATAGGCATTCTAGCCCACATCGCACCACCGTGAACATTTTGTTCTTTTGGAGAATCATCAGACTCACAACCAGTAAAAACAACTTGAAAACTTAAACATCTATCAGGTATTGTATTGACCGCGATAGCCATAGCATGAAGATACTCCCCATGATATCTTTCGTGGTTTACAGTAAATTCTCTTCTTACCCAACATTTAAAATATGGGATATTACTTATTAGGTGAGGCATCTACTTCTTACCTTTTTTTGTATATCTTTTCTTTTGGTCTTTTCTTATAGCAGTTAATGTTTTAGCTTGTTTTTTATGTAAACCTGAGGCTTTTTTTAAACCTTTAATGACTTTTGTAAGCCTTTTAGTGTAATGTGGCATATTTTCTCCTACGCTGTTGAAGTTTTCTTTTTCTTTTTACCTTTGCCAAAAATGTGTGCATCTACTTTTGCTGCTTTTCCACCAGTAAGCACAGAGTTCACCCTAGCCATAGCCCATTGGTTAGGTGAGGCTCCTGGACGGTGTCCTGTTCTATAAGCTGCAAGACCCTTGTTATAAACTCTTGCTAATTGACCAGCAGTTACTTTTTTGCCTTTGGCTCTAGCTTTTTTAGCTTTTTCAGCTAAAGTTTTCTTAGTTTTCGCACTTAACGCCATTTTAGCCTCTTTTTTTCTTCTTAGCTTTTAGTATAGCAGCTTGAAGAGATTTAGGTAATTTTTTCTGTTTAGCTGATAAACCGTTAGTTTTACCGTTTTTAGCAAAACTTTTTTTGTTTTTAGTTTTTTTAACCATACATCCTCCTAAATTTTTTGGTATGTTTAGATTCTTTTGTTTTTCTTCTCTTTCCACCAGCAGTAAAATCAGTAGCAAACTTATATGCTGATGGGTCTTTTGAAGATTTTCTTGCGTTTTTGTTAATTTCTTTTTTCCGTTTAGCTAATTCTTTACCAGATAAACCAGCTAAATATTTTTTTGGAATCTTTACTTTTTTCTTTTTCTTTGTTCCCTTAGATATTTGTTTTGTCATTTGGGAGCGTGTGATTGGCATTAGATTGTAGTAAGTAAAATAGCACAAAGCTGAACAATGGCTAATGTTACAATACCCCATATTTTATTGTTAAGAGAATCAATATCTTTTTTCATATGAGCAAGATGGTTGTTTTCAATAGTATCTACTTTTTCCATAATAACTTTTACGTCTATTTCTAAGTTAGATATTTTTTCTGATTCTTTTTTTGTTACCACGCCTTACAACTCCAATATCTTGCACTAAACTTATCTTTAGCAGTAGCACAATTATGTCTAGCACGAAAGGATTTTCTTCGTGCTGGGATGTCTTTTTTTATCTTCATATTAGGGTCACCAAACCTAACAAGTTTTATGTTTGAACCAACTTTTGCTAAAACAGCTGATTTTTTAGGTCCTGAAGGTGTTTTTTTGGGTTTATTAAAACCAGAGAAAGTTTCCCCTCTATAGACAATTTTACCACTAGGCGTTCTTTTTACATCTTTTGTAGTAGCCATTATGCAACCTTTCTTTTGGTTTTTTTCTTTTGCTGGTTTATAAAAGTTCTATACACACTAGCTGCTCCCGTTTTTCCAGCAACTCTTGCTCTTTGTTCCATCGCTATCGCTGCTTGGGTTTTATGAGCATGAGTTTTTCCAGAATTTTTTATTTTACTGACTGATTTTTTAGCATCTGCTACCGTAGCAAATTTTAAACCTCTTATTGTCCCTTTTGGGTTTTCATCTGTATATAGGTCAGAATGTTTTTTACTACCAACTGGTTGACCTTTTTTTCTTGGTATGCGTTTATTAGTAGTCATATTAAGACAAGAAAAATGTTATTGAATCGATGGCTGTAAGTGTAGTCAACTGAGGGTTCGTATTACATTTTATACCCTCGTCTGGGATAGTAATAGAATCTGTTTGTGAAGTTGTAGAAGCAATACTTAAAACAGTATCTCCTGTTGCACCATCTTTTACAATAAAAGCAGGACTACCAGAACTGTTAGTTTTTAAGTAAATACCAACAATTCTAGATGGTCCTGCAAAAATAGCTCCTGTGCTTGTTAATGTGACTGCTTTGACATCAGATCCAGCCATTTATTTCTCCTTAATTCTTCCTTCTAAAATTGCAGCTTTATATTCTGCACTCCAAGGAGGAAGTTTCAATGTTTTAGTTTTTTTATTCTCTGTTGTCTTAGTTGTTTTAGCCATTTGTTTCTCCTAAGAATCAGAGTAAGTTACACCACGATCTTGTGCAACCATAATATAATCAATAGACATTGACTTTGTTCCTGTAGCGTTTCCAGAAATTTCCATCGCAGCCGCAGCCATATTAGCAGTCGGTATGTTTGTGGTGTGAGTACCTACAAGTTTTCTGTTTATAAAGTATTTTACAGTATCTGTAGATGTTCCTTTTGTAGCAACAAAGCTGACGGTAACATTTGTGTCGTCAGCAAAATCATTTGTAGTTCCTGACAAAGTTGTGTCGGTTTCTGTGCCACCAGATTCAGAAATCAGGTGAGGAGTAGCGTCCCCATCATCAATTTGAAAACCTATTCTATTTGCCGCTGCTAAACACGCTTCTGGGTTTGTTGCAAAGTTTTCACAAACTCCAATAAACAAATCCATTTGATCAGCATCAGCCATAGAAAAACGAGCTTCAAAATAAAGTTTTTGTCCAGCAGTAGTAGGTAAAGCAAATATTTCATTACCTTGGATAGAACTACCATCGTTATCAGTAGTAGCCTGAGAAGAAAGTTTTACTACACCGTTTAAGACATCAGCATCTAATGCAACAGAAGCACTTGAATCTTTTACAACAGTCCAGTCATTTGTATTATCAAAAGCCACACCAGTAAAGTCATCCATATAAACAACTTGATCAGGCCACGCTTTTATGTTTAAGTTTTCTAATGTAGGTCTAGCATCTGAAAACAATACTGGACCAGAAAAATGTGTTTTACCCATATTAGTACCTCCTAACGAAAGGGTTTGCTCTAGAGTCTTCGTTAGCGTCTGCTCGGCCAGTCGCTAGAGCTGTTAATCCGAGATATGTTCATAATACATAAAAAAAGGGTGACACGCAAGTCACCCTTTTATTTAGTCTAACTTTTTAAAAGTTATGCTCCAGGAGAACCAAACACACAACGAGGATCAGACACACCAAAACTGTATCTTTCCCTTGCTTTGTATCTAACATTTCCTGTATCAAAATCACCTTCCATAGATGTTTTGATAGCTGCTCTTTCAAAATGTTTAAAACCATTAGGAGCGTCTGTTTTAATAAAAAACGCATCCGTATCAGTTAAGAAGTTATTTACCACATAACCATCTGGTAACATACCCATATTTCTATGAGCATTAACATCATTATCTGCAGTTCCTGGTCTTAAGTTAGTTGCCATTAAACGCTCAGCTACAAATTGCAACGCAGAAGGAATAATAAGTTTTCTTCCTTGTAAAGCAATTTTCAAGCCTCTTTCATCAATAAATGCAGCAATATCAATTAATGATTGCTCCAATGATGTTTCGTTTAAATCAGCAGCAGTTGTCAACTCATTTCTAAAATTACCACCACCTACAGTTGGGTGGTCAGTAGCACAAAGCTCCTTACCATCACCGTAAGTGACTGTACTATCAAATGCGTTGTTCAAAACAGCCGCAGCTTTCACTTGTTTAGTATTTGCCATAGATCTTGCTAAAGCACGAGTATAACGACTAGAAAGACGATCATAAAGATTATCCTCTACCGCTTCCTCAGTGATAGCAAACGCTAACGCAATAGTCTCATGAGTATAACGAGCCGTGAATGCTTCGTTTGCAGTATCAAAAGTTACTGCTGCACCCTCTCCTTTAACAGGAGCTTGTCCAAAACCAGCTAACATTACTTCTTCCTCAAAAGCTCGGTCAGAAGTTTCTGTTTCAAAGATTTCAGCGTGTTGGTTGTCGTATCTATCGTACTCAAGTCCAAATAAAGCGTTCAATCCTGGTTCTAGTTCTTTTAGAAGTTGTGATCTAGTTATTGCCATTTCATCTCCTCCCTATATACCAGCACCAGTATCGTTAGCATTATAACGATAAAAGTGATTGTTTAACATTACTATTACTTTTCTACCAGCAGCAGTTGCATCTGCATTTGAGGGTGTGTCCTCAAAACCAATAACCCTCATATTGAGTGTGTTAGTGGTTGCTAGGGTACTTACAGCTAATTCAGCTGAAGATTTACCAGTAGTATCATCGCCAGATGTTCCACTAGAAAAGTTCGCATTTGCGTGAACTCCTGCCTGAGTCATTGCTGCATCCGCATTTATCAAAAATAATTGATCAGGATGTGCAGCTATCAAAGCAGTTGCCGCAGTAGATGATTTTACAGCAGATGTTCCAGGCCACTTATTAGCGAACTTGGTATCTCCGTTTAAATCAATATACTTGCAGCCAATAAACGCTCCAAGTAAGGAAACAGTTCCTCCGTTGGCATTTCCTACAATATCTACCAAACCATTTGCTAGAGGAATTACTGGAGTACCTTCATAAATTACGCTTGAAGTACCAGCAGTTCCTGTGGTTTGTATATCGTATGTCATCACACCATTTGAGTTTGTTCCCGCACCGAGCATCTTATAGGGTCTAAGCCCAAAAGCAGCATCTATATTTGCCATTTTCTCGATCCTTTCAAATCAAATTAATATTAATCAGAGGCTTTTTTGCCTCCAAAAGTTATTTTACTCTGCCGTTCAGGTTTACTGATTGGCATTGATGGATGATTTTCCCTCATTAAATCATTATCGACAGCGGTCATTTGATCCTCAGTCTTTTTTTCAAAAAACTTTTTTCTCTCTTTAGCTGATTCAACTGGGAATCTTGCCAAAACTAATCCACCCACACCAATCACTCCAGCATGTTTGCCGTCTTGAATAGTGGGAGCTTCAAAATCTGGGTATTCATCTGCACGAACAAGTTCAAAGCCTTCGCGTAGGCGAGCAGAAAGATTCTTTTTATCATCGAAACCCATTACAGATTCTCTTATCCAGCGATGAATAAATCCTTCAGGTGCGGGGGGTGCGTCTAAACTAGACGGTGGTCTCCAAGGTTTTCTTCGAGACTGTTTTTCCCTAGTTTGGGAAGTGCGTGGTGTTTGATCTACCATAGTAGTTTCTCCTCACGAATTAGTGTTTACATTTCGCTCAGCTTGTAATTTTAATACTTGCTTTGCGTATTGTTCTGGTGAGACACCTAATTTCTTAGCAATCGCTAATTCAGAGTGTGTCAACTTAACTGATTTCTTCTTTGTATTACCAGAATTCCTACTTACTGAAGCAACAGCAGGACCTGAATTTTTTGTATTCGGTTGTTCTGTAACTTCTTCTTTAAATTTTTGAGGC